TCAGCTCGGGTACCGGCGCGGCTGAGCAGCCCGGTCCGGCTGACAGGAGACGTGTATGCGGACCGTGAGCCCCGGGCCGGACGCCGAGTGAATGTCCCGCGACTCGTACTCCTCGCCTGTCCGGATCGGCTTGTCGCAGCGCGCGCAGATCATCGGCGCCCCTCCCGGATCAGACGCCGCAGCGCGACACCGGTGTCGCAGCTGCCGGCATCGGCGATGCACAGGTCGCAGTCCGGCGCGTGGTCGAGGAGTGCCCGGTAGGCGTGCGTGTGGGTGCAGGGGCGGCAGCCGCGGGGGAACGCGGTGACGTAGTCGTCGTCCACGCGGATGCGGCGCTCGCCGAGGTCTACGGCCGTCTCGGCGGTGAGGGGCAGTCGGCACCATACGCAGGCGGCGCCGCGCTGCTGGTGCTCGCTGAGGGTGCCCTCGGTGGGGAGTGGGAGTGGGGCTCTGCCCCATGTGGGGGTGGTGTCGGTAGTCTCTGGCATGTCGACGCTCCTACGCGGCGTTGGCCATGCCCCCGGCCGGTTGCACGGCGCGGGGGTCTTCTCGTACCCCGCACGCTATCCCTAGTAGTGGGTAGTGCACTACCGGGTCCGGGCGAGTTCCACCGATCGCGAGGCATCAGGGCGCGTGCCTACCGTGCACTCGTGATCGACGAGTGGGAGCAGGACCGGCCGAAGTGGGAGCAGATCGCCGACGTCATCCGGCAGCGGATCGCCGATGGCACGTACCCGCCGCGGTCCCGTGTGCCCTCCGTGCAGCAGCTCGTCACCGAGACCGGTGTCGCAGTCGACACGGCGCAGAAGGTGTTGGCGCGGCTACGGGAAGAGGGCGTCATCTACACGGTGCGCGGCCTCGGCTCGTTCGTCGCGGACCGGCCGCCGTCCGGCTGACCCCCCGGGCATGACGAAACGCCCCCTCCCGGCCCGTAGGCCAGAAGGGGGCGCAGTGACGTCATCGGGCGAAGAGGGCGACGGCGCCCGTCGCGGCGCCGGCCACACCGGCAAGGACACCGATCGTCGGCATGGGCCAGCGGCCCCGCTTCAGCGATTCCACCTCCGTGCGAAGTTCGCCGATGTCCTTCTCCGTGTCCTCCCGCAGCTGGCGCACGTCCTCCTTGTTCCGGTTGGACTGCTCGACCAGGACGGCCAGGCTGCCCTTGACCTCGGCGAAGTTCGTGGCGACCGTGCCGCGGAGACGCTCCAGCTCGACAGCCACAGACGCCTCCGGCACCGTCACCTTCCGTCCCCAGCCTGCCGGTTCGGCACAGCCCAGGTGACGCCGAGCGCGCCGAGCACGGCCAGCACCGCGGTGACCGTCTCGGCGGCCGTCACCGTGCCGTCCTGCATCGCCGTCGACAGCGCCGCGGCCCCGGCCGCAGCACCTGCCGCGACCGCCTTCCAGTACTTCGAGATCTTCATGGGGGGTCCTTCCGGATCAGCGGCGGGGCTACTTCTTGCGGAGGCCGTGCGCGACCTGCCAGGCGTACTGCCAGGTCTTCGGGCCGGTGAGGCCGTCGGCGGGGCCGAGGTCGGCGAGGTAGTGCTCCTGCAGCGCCCGGACCTTCGCCAGGTCCAGGGCGGTCATGGTGCGGGACGGGCCGACGCGGTACGCCGGTCCCCAGCCGCCGCGCTGCAGCCACGTCTGCAGCTGCAGCGCGTAGTCGTTGGCGGCGCCCAGCTTGAAGTACTGCCGGCCGGGGAACGGCGGGCAGGTCAGCGTCGGCGACCAGCGCCAGGACGTGACCGCCTTCCCGCCGCGCGGGTCCTTCGGGTCCGCGGTCGGCGGGCACACGCCGTCCGGGTAGCGGGGCGCGAAGTAGCCCGTCACGTAAGAGGACCGGCGGGCGTGGCTGTGGGACCACACACCGTTGCCCTGCCCGTTGTCCGAGGCGCCGGCCTTCACCGAGTTCCCGCCCTTGGTGTACACGGTGTCCGCATCGAAGCCGACCACGATCTCGGTGTGCGAGCCGCCGCCGAAGTCGACCCACGCGCCGACGCTCGGATACTCGGACCACTGGCCGTGCTGCTTCGCCCACGCGGTCATGCCCGCCACGCTGGCGGTCTTGGGCACGACGGCGGCCAGGCCGCAGTCGCTGTACATGTCCCAGTCGAAAATGCAGCACCAGGCCACGCCGTCCCAGCCGTACTGCTGGCCGAAGACCGTGTGGTTGTCCCAGCCGACGGTGCTGGACCAGTGCTCGTAGATGCGCTCGGGGACGGCCATCACGTGGTCGACCAGGCGGCGCCAAGCAGGAGTTGAGGTCATGGGCGGGGCCCCCTTCTGGGCATGAAAAAGGCCCCGGCCAGCAGGCTCGGGGCGCGTAGGGAAAGGCGGGTCAGGTGGCGGTCTGGTAGGTGCCCCAGCCGCGCAGGATGTAGCCGGCCGCCGGCGCGTAGGGCGACGTCTCGCTCATCACGTTCCAGTCACCGGTGGTGGCCTGGTTCGGCATCCAGATGTTGTCGCTGGTGGAGGTGGACGACGGCAGCACCGAGGAGCCGATCATGAAGTTGTTCGCGGCGCTGGTGGAGTACGCCCAGTTCAGGACACCGGGCGTGCCGCTGGCCGCCTGGAAGGGGAGGCTCAGCCGCCAGAAGCCGGTGCCGTAGGTGGTGGTGGACCCGGTCGTCAGCGTGATGATGAGGTGGCAGGTCCGGCCGATCTTCATGTACTGCCCGACCAACGTTCCGTTGCCGAGGACCGGGTTGGTCGTCACCGCGGTCCAGGCCGGCGTGTACGCGGTCCACGCGCCGAGGACGGTGTTCCACTGGTCGCGGATCTCCTGGTTCATCAGCGCCGCGGTGACGGTCTCGCCGACGACCCAGGTACGCGGGGCGAACGTCATGCCACACCCCCCGGGTTGTTCGGGTCGAGGTCGTTCCACCAGTTCCGCAGGCGCGGGGGCAGGTCGGCGAGCGCGGCCTCCACGGCGGCCGGGTCCGGCGGGAAGACTAGGGTCGCCCAGCCCCACCCGCACTCGGTGCACGCGTAGCGCGGATCGGTGGGGGAGACGACCTGCGCGGAGCCGCACACGCAGTCGCCCACCCATCGGTTCTGGTTGATGCGGGCCCAGTAGGTGCTGTCCACCTGGCCCGCGGGCGGGACGACGCGGCGGCCCATGCGGGCCTCGTACCACCGCCACACCCGCTCGGCCGCAGGCACGCCGGCCCACAGGTCCGGGGGCTGGGGTGGTGCCGGCAGGTAGAACGTCTCGGCGCGCACAACGGCGACGGGCACGGCGTCCCCTCTCAGTAGGCCAGGCGGGTGGTGGAGTCCAGGACCGAGTACGTCGAGTCGTCCAGGACCCACACCGAGTCGGTGAACGAGGCGCTGGTGTGGAACTGGATCCGGTGCGAGCGCTCCTTGAGCGTCTCCGTGTAGCCCTCGACCGTGACCCGCGCCGAAGACACCGGGGCCTGCGAGGGCAGGCCGGAGACGGTGAAGTAGCTGGAGATGTCGGCGTCGAGGATGGCCTGGTAGGTGGCCATCGTGTACGCCTCGATCGCGACCTCGCGCAGCTCCGGGCCCGGGTCGGCGTAGCGGGACACCATCCAGTACGCGGCGTCCAGCACGCTGTTGTCGGACGTCTTGAGGATGTCTAGGGTCCGCGGGTACGGGCCGAACGCCGTCACCGAATCGGCTGCCTGGACCCGCTGGGTGGCGCCGCCCGGGCGGGAGGCGTCGACCTGGTTGACCATCTTCTGGTCGTCATCCGCGAAGTTGGTGCCGGGCTCCAGGTCGGCGTAGGTGATGGTGAACGCCTCGGCGGCCGGGGTCGGGTTGTAGCGCACATCCCGCGACTGATACGTCATGTTGAACTGGTCGCGGGCGGCGAACAGCTTCCCCGACTCGGTGGTCTCCACCTCCCGCATGCGGGCGACGACCTGCGTACCGGCCGGGCCCTGCGAGGCGATCGGGTCGTGGGTGCTGCCCTGGATGGTGATGTCGATCAGCCCCACGTAGGAGGCGAACCGCGCCATCCTCGTATCGGCGCTGTCGCCCGCGTACCCGTTCGCGCCGGCGTCGTAGTGGGTGGCCAGGGCGGATCCGATGGTGCCGCTGGTCCCGTACACGGCGACGTGGGCGAGGGAACCGTCCCACAGCCGGGTGCCGCGGTAGCCGCCCACGTGGAGGAACCGTTGGTCGGCGCCCACGGTGACCGCGAGCGTGGCGTCCACCTCGACGCCGTCGACCCATACCGCGCCGATGCGCTGGTCGTAGACGACGTGATGCCAGGCACCGTCGGCCAGACCGCTCGCACCGGCCACGGTCTCCACGGTGAGGGTGGAGGAGCCGGTCGTGGTCCACTCGATCTGCATGGCGCCGGTCGCCGAGAGGGACAGCAGGTGCACGTACTGCAGGTCGGCCGAGTACAGGGAGAGGATCGCCCGGCCGGTGACGGTGGTCTTGAACCACGCCTCCATCGCAGGCTGGTTGGCGGTCAGCCGCGCTTGGGCGGCCGCGCCCATGTCGACTGCCAGGTACTTCCCGGCGGTCGCCGACGACGGGGCGAACGCGGGTGCGGTCTCGCCGGTGGCTGGTGGGCCGTCCCCGGCGGCCATGGTGAGGGTGCCGCCCGCGCCGGCCTGGGTGATGGCCATCGAGGGCAGGCCGTTGCCGGACAGGTCCCCGGCGGTGGTGGAGTCGGCGGGCTCGGTGAGTGGGTAGTACGCCACCGACACCAGCTGCTGGATCTCCTCGGCGACCATCGAGCGGAGGGCGGGCAGCCGGTTGAGCCGCTTGAACAGGTCCGTCGCGCTGATCGTGACCGTGGAGCTGAGGCCCTCCCAGTCCACCGGCCACTCGTTGACCATGCCGTAGAAGCGGGGCTTGATCGTGGCGCCGACCAGGTCCCACTCGATGTAGCCGGAGGTGCCACCGGTGCGGGTGGTGGGGAAGTCCACCGCGTGTGTGTCGGCGGTGACCCAGGCCGGGGTGGCCAGCGAGCGGCGCACCGTCCACACCACGCCGTCACCGGAGGTCTCCCAGTACACGGTGCCCGCCGACTCCCGCACCCGCAGCCACGCGTGGTCGATCGCCGAGTACGTGAGGTTCGTCGGGCTGCCGTCCGCGAAACCCGTCTGCGACATCGCGGCGAGCACACCGATCAGCGCGTCGTACCGCCACCCGATCCGCGTGCCGGACGTGGCGGACAGCACCCACATGCTCGCGGCGCAGTTCGACGAGCCGTTCGCCGCCGGTACCGCGGTGAGCTTCGCGGTGAGCTTGCTGCCCGCCAGCGTCCACTGCCGGGCGCTGGTGAAGTTCGTGTCCACGCCGGGCGCCACGGTGATACGCAGGCGGCGCTCGGCGGTCTCCACGCCGGCGCCACCGGTGTTCGTCGGCCACAGCGTGCTGTCCACGCGGCCGTCGTCGAAGTCGTCGCCGAGCATGGCCAGCGGGTAGGGCGCCGACCCGGACACGGTCGGCATGACTGCCACGCTGATCCGGATCGGCGCATTGCGCCGGACATACGGGTAGTACGGGCTGGCGGCGTTGCCCGGCGTGAACCGCCCGTCCTGGTTGTCCAGGGTCAGGGTGGCCGTGCCGGGCTGCGTCTCCGACAGCTCGTCCGAGGCGCCCCGGGTGACGGTGACGCCGCGGACGATGCCGTCGACGTAGGTGCTGATGTCGGTCCAGGTGATGGTGGCCGGGGCCTGCACGAGGCCGCCCCAGCCCATCTCCACCAGCAGCGGCATCACGCCACCCCCAGACTGATGTTGAGGCCGTGCACCCGCTTCAGCTCCAGCAGCTGGCGGCGGATCTCCCGCGCCGTCGCGACCGGGTCCGTCGCCCCGTGCACATCGACCTGCACCTGCATCACCCCGCCGCCCCTGCCCGTCACCGCGGGACGGCCGATGACCGGACGGGTTGCGGAGACGCGCCCGGCCACAGCAGCGAGCGACCGGTCGAGGACGGGCATCCCGTCGACGAGGCCGCGGGCCAGGCCCTCGGTGGAGTAGGCGCCCAGCCGCGCCATCACCGTGGACGGGCTCTTGATCCCGAGGGCCCGCTTGATCGCCTTCTCCATGCCCTTGGCGATCTTCAACATCAGGTTCTCGATGTCCTTCTGCTGGGACTCCAGCCCCTTCAGGAACCCCTTCGACGCGTTCTTGCCGGAGTCGTACAGGCGGTCCGCGCCGACCTGCCCCAGTGTGGTCGTGCTCTTGTCGATCTGCGTCTGCAGCGAGTTGATCGACGCGAACGTCGCCTTGTCCGCGCCCACCAGGGCGGAGGCGTAGGCGTATCCGGCTTCCGGGCCCATGTTGAGGATCTGCCGCAGCAGCCCCTTGTTGAGGCCCTTCTTGGCGAGGATGTCGATGTACTTCGTGAACTGCTTGATCTGCGCCAGCTTCGACGCCAGCCCCGCCTTGATGCGGCCCGCGGTGACCTGCTCCGGCTCCAGGCCGAGGTTGGCCAGACCGGCGCCCTCGCGGGCGTTGCCGGTGACGTCGGACGCGAACCGCTTCGCCGCGGCGATCGTGGCCGCGATCTTGTCGCGCTTCGCCGCGGCGTCCAGCAGCCGCTTGGTCTGCCGGTCGACCATCCGGATCAGGCTGGACTCCTTGCGCCCGGAGAACGCCGCCCGGATGTCCTTGGCCAGGTCCGCGGCCACCGCCTTGATCTTGTCGCGGGACCCGGTCAGGCCCTTGATCAGACCGGCGCCGATGTCCTTCGCGAGCGCCCGCATCTTCTTCGACGGAGAGGCGATCTCCAGCTCCGTGCGCACGCCCGCAGTGACGGCCGCAGCCATGCGGGCCGCAGCCTGCTGCACGAGGCCCTGCGAGCCCAGCAGGCCCTGCACCAGTCCGCGCCCGGCGTCCATGCCCATGCCGGCCGTCGGGGCGCCGCGCAGCATCGCCATCGACGTGCGGTGGTCGTAGATCTCCTCGCCGCCCCGGAACCGCATCAGCTCCGGACCGTCCTCACCGACCCACGCCACCTCGCCCGCCTCGGGCCGGCCGCCGCTCGCGTACCCGCCCACGACGTCGTGCAGCGAGCCCTTCGTTCGGTAGATCGTCGTGTTGACCTTGGTGCTGTAGATGTAGGTGTGAGCGGTCTTCCCGTCCAGCGAGTTCAGCTGCCGCTTTGCCGACGCCACCTTGGCCTCGAGGTCCCTGATCGTCGCCTTCAGCGCGGCCTGCTTACTCGGCGGGACAGAGGCCAGCTTCCGCTTGGCCTCGGCCAGTTGCTGGCTCCAGTTGTTGATGTCCAGCTTCAGCTTGCCGGCAGCCAGCTTCGGCCCGGCCGCAGCGGCGAAGTCGCTGGCCTTCTTCTCCGCGGTGTTCAGGGTGCCGATGTAGCCGTCCTTGAACCGGTCGAACGCCCGGTTGGCGTCCTTCAGCTTCCCGCCGATGCCGGGCACCCAGCCCCACAACTTCGCGCTCGCGCTGACGGCGATACCGATGGACTCCAGGACCCCGACCGCAATCATCTTCCAGGCGCGGATGATCGGCGGAACCGCCTGGATCGCAGCACCCGTCATGTCGATCATGACGCTGCCGAAGATCCGCGCGATCTCCAGGATCCCGATCTTGTTGTCGTTGATCCACTGGTTCAGGCGCTGCAGCGGCCCCACCGCGTTGTTGACCTCGTCGCCGATCGGGGCGAACGCCCCCATGATCGCGAGGCCGGTGTCCGCCATGGTCGGGCCGATGATCGCGCCCAGGTCGGTGATGGTCTTCAGCCCGAACGCCAAGTCCTTGAACACGGGGCTCAGCGCCTTCATCCCGCCCGCCAAGGCGTCCAGGGCGCTGGCGCCGGCGTCGCCGAGGATGCGGAACGTCTCGCCGAAGATCGGGCCCAGGGTGCGGCCCATCTCGCCCGCCAGCCGACCGATGGCGGGCAGCAGGCTGTTGACCGCCGAGAACAGGCCGTCCAGCATCTTCGCCGCGCCACCGATACCGGGCGTCAGCCCCTCGAAGAAGCCGGGCACGCCCTTCGTCAGCAGGCCGGTGATGCCGTCCGTGAACGCCTTCAGCGTCGGCCCGGACGCGGCACCGAAGTCCAGGACGGAGCGGACCAGCGGTCCCAGCGCCGCGGTCATGTCCTGGATGAACTGGGTGCCCAGCTTGAGGTTGGTCTGCAGGTCAGCCTGGAACCCCGAGTCCTTCAGCAGCCGGCCCACGCCCTCGGCCGCCTTGCCGAACGCGCCGCCGAGATCCGTCATCGACCGGCCGAGGATCTTCACGACGGGCCCGGCCGCCTGCACGGCCTTGGTGAAGCCGGGCAACATCGCGGCCTGGACCTTCTTGCCGATCCCGCTGAACTCGCCCTTCAGCCCGACCAGCGCCTTGGTGAAATCCTGGGCTGGCTTCGGCAGTTTCTTCAGGGCCTCGGCGTACTCCTTCTGCCCCTTCGTCTGCGCATCGAGAGCATCCGCGACACCCGCGAAGCCGAGCTTGAGAGTGCCCGCCGCCACCGCGGCACCTGCCATCGCGGGCACCACGGCGCCGATCGCGGGCAGCAGCGACATGCCGGCCACGGCGGCGACGCCGATCAGCGCGCCGGACAGACCGCCGCCGGAGCGGCCCAGGCTGGCTGCTGCGTCCCCGCCCGCGGTGCCGACGTCGCCCAGGCGGCGGGTGAGGTCCGGCATCCCGGAGCCCAGCAGACGTGAGGCGTCGGCGGCCGACACGAACCGGCCCCGAAGGTCGCGCAGGCGTCCGTCGGTATGCCGGACGAACTGGTTCACCGCCCGGCTGTTGGCGTCCATGTCGTCGTTCAGGCGACGGTGCAGGAGTGCGGAGGAGTCGCCGGCGTGGTTGAGGACGCGGGAGAGCTGGTCGTCGCCGTCGAGGATGAACCGCAGACGCTGCGCCATCACTCACCTCCGCGGATCTGGGCCTGGTGGTTGTCGATCCAGGCGGTGAGCAGGTCGAACTCGCCCTCGGTCAGCTCGTCTACATCCCGCGCCGTGTAGTGCAGGTACAGGCCGAACAGCGGGAGGTAGGTCAGCCGTCGCTCGGTGAAGCTGGGATCAGCTCCGGCTCCGGCTCGGGGACCGGGGCTTTTGGGGCCGTCACGTCGGCGATCGCCTGCTCGCACGCCTCACGGTCCGCGGCCGCATCGCGCAGCTCGTCGAACGCCTCGGCCAGCTGCTCCGGGTCCTGGCCGTACTTTGCGACGATGCCCTCGGCGTAGGCGCGGGTCTCGCGCGCGTCCAGGCGCAGGCGCAACTCGTCCTCGAACGGGTCGAAGTCGCTGTACCGCAGGGTGGGCTCGGTGCGCTTCCTGACGATCCAGGCAACGGTGCGCAGGGCGTTGATGTCGCCCTCACGCATCGCCGCCTTGATGTCGTCCCAGCGGCCGTCGGCGGTCCGCTCGACGGCCTGGATCTCGGAGGCGCGCAGCCTGCCGGCGTCCAGGCGCTGGGTGTCGCCGCCCTCGGGCGTGTACTCGATGATCAACGGGTGCTCCTATTCGAGGCGGCGCCGGACGTCGTCGAGGATCCGGGCGACCTCGCGTTCCATGCGCGGTTGGTGGCGGCGGACGGTCGAGTCCCACCAGGGGGGCGAGGCGTACTGGTTGACCCAGCGCCGCTTGTTGCCGAACACCGGGTGCCGCAGTCGGCCCTGGTTCAGCTGGGTGGGGACGTTCTTCAGGTCGGGCGGCATGCGGCCCTTGTCGATCCACACGGTGGCGCCCGGGCTGGCGCCGGTGCGGACGCTGATGCGGATCGCCGCGGCGATCGTCTCCCGCAGTGGGCGGCCGTTGGGGGAGGGGCCGCCGGGCCGTGTGCTGCGGCCCTGGCTGCGGATGTTCAGCCCGCGGATCGCGGACTGCAGGTCGTCGCGCAGCGGCTCGGCGGCCCGCCGGATACGGCGGTGCATGGACTGGCGGATGTTCTCGCCACCGGCAGCCCGCAGGCGCCGTGACAGCTCCAGCAGGCTGCCGGTGCCCAGGATCCGTACATCGCGGGTCACGGCCGGTTCACAGCGAGACGTCGGTCGAGATGTACTCGATCTTCGGCTGGTTCGTGCCGTCGTACAGGCCCGTGAAGTTGAGGGTGGGCTTGACCACGCCGAAGCCGTCCACGGTCGGCGGGCCCTCGTCCAGCTTCACTGCGGGCAGGGTGATGCGGAACGTCTCCGCATACGTCGACGCGATGATCGGCCCCACGAACTCCCACACCAGGGACGTCGCACCGTCGGAGGTGAACAGGTCGTCGAGGGTGGTGTCGACGTAGTCCATCTCGATCGACCCGGTGATCTTCACCTGGTCGTTTGAGATCGGCTCCTTCTTCAGCCCGGCCTGGCCCGCGTAGAAGCGGTCCACCGCCTGCGGCCGCTCGATCTTCACCGACACCTTCCGGATGCCGTCCCGGGCCGCCTCCGTACCGAACGTGCCCGTCTTCAGCGCCATCTGCCCGAAGTGGAACACCGACATGTCCGGGTACGATGCCGTGGCCAGTGTCTGCGTCTCGTCGCAGTCCTTCGCGTCGAACTCGTAGGACGCCATCAGCATGCCGCCGACCTCGCACGAGAACTCCGCGCTGGTCACCTTGCAGCCCAGGAACGTCTTGTCGGTGACCGTGCCACTGGCGAGCGGCACGCCCTTCTGGATCGTCAGGCTCTTGCCCGCGGTGTCGGCGAGGGTGTGCGTCTGCAGATAGGCCGTCGTCGCGGCCTGCTGCACCGGCGTCACGCTCGTGCCCATCAGGGCCTGCAGCAGCAGCCCCATGGCCTTGTTGGTGACCTCCAGGTCGATCGACCCGGACGCCTCCCGCTGGGTGACCACACGCCGCGACGACAGCGGCAGCAGCCGCCCCGCCGCGATGCCCGCGGACTGCGCGGTCGTCTTCTTGAGAGCGAGGCTCTCCTTCGTGAACTCCACGAACTTCGTCGGCGCCACGAACGTGCCGTAGGCGGACTCGGCCGCGATGCCGAGCTGGGCGCCGAGTCCGGATCCGATCGCCATGGATCAGCCCTCCTTCTGCGGCGCCTTGGCCGCGGTCTTCTTCGAGGCCCCAGCCCCGGGCTCCTCGACCGGCCCCCAGTTCGCGGGCTGGCACACGTAGCCCTCGAACCGGGCGTCGGGCACCTCGACCACCTCGTCCGGGTGGACGAGACGGTCGCCGAGCTCGGGCACGGTCACCGGCTCCGGCCCCAGGTAGCGCACACGCGCCATGACGGAACTCCTCTGCTGGATCGGTCAGATACGGGCCTGGCAGGTCACCGTGAAAGCGAGCCCGGCGAGGCTGCCCTCGGCCTGCACCTGGGTCAGGTCGCCCGCGGTCAGGTGCGCCCACAGCACCGTCCCGTTCAGCGTGGGCGCGGTCGGCGCGCTGTTCGTGGCACGCAGCGCCGTCTCGACCTCGCCGAGCAGCGCGAACACCTCTGCGCGGCGGGCCTGCATGTCGGTGTCGCCGGCGCGGGCCTCGGCGTAGCAGGAGATCGTGATCGTCTCGTCCCGGGTGCGGGCGCCAGCCGAGTTGAACGACTGCTCGAGGGAGACGGCCGCCTCGGCGGATGGCTGCCAGCCCACGAACACGTGCTTCAGCGCAGTGAGGTTGACCACCGGCGGGCCGTCGACGATCGTCACACCGGCCAGGCCGGGCGCCGCGCGCAGGATCGCCAGCAGCGCGTCGACGGCGGCCGGGACGCGGGAGGTCGTCATGCGAAGCCCCCCATGTCGCGGTCGCCCTGCAGCAGCTGCAGCGCACGGTTGGGGATCGCGTAGCCGAGCCCGGGGACCTGCTCGGTGACGGAGAAGTCCTCGCCGCCGCCGACCCCGGTCAGGCCGCGCGCGGCGCCGTAGTTGGTGCGCCACAGGTGCTGCAGGATCAGCTTCCCGGCCAGGCTCACGTTCGGCGGGACCGCGGCCCGGCCGGCGGTGTAGGTGATGCGGTAGTCGCCGGCGAAGAAGTACAGGCCGTCCGTGCGCCGCAGTATGCCCGCGACGGTGTCGATGTCCAGGACGCTCGGGTCGATGGCCTGCTGCCACGTCTGCAGCGGCGTGATGGCGGACACCGTCAGGACGGGTGTCGTGTGGAGCACCCAGGCGTCCCGGTCGCCCGGGACGACCTGCTGCACGGTGCGGCGCACGACCGCGCCGACGAAGTACTCCACGCACTGGGTGGTGGCCTCGATGAACTCGCGCAGCTCCTCGTCGTCGCCCGTGGACGTGGCGGGGATGTCGAGCTTTGTCTTGGCCGAGGCGAGGGAGAACAGCATCGGCGGTGCCGCGTCGCGGACGTCGAACACGTCCGTGTACGCCGAGCCGGGCGCGGTGAACACCCAGCGCACCCCGTGCCGTCCCGCCTGGGTGGTGACGTAGTCCACCGTGTACTGGCCGGTGACGGCGGGCGGGCTGGTCACCGCCGGGGACACGGTGGTGCCGTCGGGCAGGGTGACGGTCAGCACCGCCGTGGTGGCGTTGGTGAGGGCGCCCGCCGCATCCCGGCACTCCGCGGCCAGGCGGACGGTGTCACCCAGATCGAACGACACAGCCGCTCACCTCACTTCACTTGCCGTAGAGCCGCACGTCGAAGGTGAAGCTGGGTGACGTGCCGCCGATCGTCCACCGCACCCGCAGCGTGTCGCTGAACACGCCGGTGACGTCCTGTGCCTGGGTGCCGGCCGCGGTCTTCTGGCTGAAGGTGGCGACGGTGAACCAGGTGGTGCCGCCGTCGAGGCTGTCCTCGATGACCACGTCCAGCGTCGGCGTGGTGCCCGAGGCAGCGGTCACGTTCAGGGCTGCACGGAACTTCGTCCAGTCGCCGAACCCGGACAGCGTCCCCGAGTTCCCGGACGTGGTGCGGGCTGCGGAGGCAGCCGCGACCAGGAGCGCGCCCATGTCAGCCTCCCTGCTTGCGGGCCGTGCGGCGCGGCCGGGACTCGACCGCGGTCTCCCGGCCGCCGGGCACGCCGGCGCCCAGGCGCGCCAGTTCGGCGTCCACGGCGGCGAGACGCTCGCCGCGGCTGTGGCGGGCGTATCCCTCGCGCTCGCGCAGCAGCGCGGCCACGTATGCCTCGTCGGCGGTCGGCACCAGTGTGGTGACCGTCTCCCCGGTCCGCACGTTGGTCGCCGTCTGGTTCTCGGGCATGTCTTCCTCCCTGCAGACGGGGCCCGGGCAGCGTCAGCCACCCGGGCCCGGTACGGCTCAGAACGTCGGGGTGACCAGGCCGGTCCCCGAGATGACGGAGATCGACTTCGGGTAGCGCGAGGCGTGCAGCGCCGCGTAGTTGTAGAACCGCAGCAGCACGCTGAGCTGGTCGGCCTTCGTCTCGCGGAACGCCTCGGCCTGCGGGGTGCCCTCGAAGAAGATGACGTCGGTGGAGCGCAGGATGATGACGCGGTCCTCGTTGGTGCCCGCCCCCAGGTTGGTGGGGATGTTCGGGTCGACGTAGACCGGCAGGCCCTGCAGCGTGCCCACGAGGCCCTCGGAGACGACGTTGCCCATCTGCGCGAGGACGTTCTGCGGCATGTTCGCCAGCGGGGTGACCAGCGGCCGTCCGACGGTGTCGACGGCCGCGGTGAACCACGCCCACCGCCGCGGGTGCATGAAGATCTTGTCACCCGGCAGGAAGCGCCCGGTGTGGATCTGCTGGATACCGTCCGCGACCTTCGGGTACAGCTCGGCGGTGGTCGGGGTCGCGTCGGTGTAGGTGACCGCGTTGAGGCCGGACACGTTCAGCAGGCCGACCTTGTTCGTGGCGTTGTTGTTGAGGACGAACGTGTCCGCCTTGACCGCGTAGTCCGCCGCCAGGTCCGCGAGCAGGATCTGGTCCATGTTGATCGGGGACTGGTCCAGCAGCTGCTGCGCGATGACCTGCTGGCCGGCGATGGTGGTGACGTTCGCGGTCACCGAGTTGGTGGTGGCGTCCGTGTTCTGCACCGCGGTGTTCTGCGTGGTCTGCTCGGCCACGGCGGTGCCGGAGGCGACGCGCGGCAGGCTGATGGAGTCGGTGCCCGGGGGCAGCGCCATCGGCCGCACCTGGTCGGCGACGACGCGGCCGCCGCGCGCCAGCGCGATGTAGTCGTTGACCATCCACAGCGGCGGGACGAACTCGCCGCCGGCGCCGTCCGTCGTGGTGAGGGCACGGGCCTCCATGCCCTCCAGCGCCTGCTCGGCGCCGCGGGCAATGCGCTGGAGGTGGTCGGCCACCTCGCGGTCGTTGCGGCCCAGGCGCTCGATGGCGCCCGAGTCGCCCTTCATCTGGGCGCGGAACAGGTCACGGAAGTAGGACGTCTGCCCGCCCCTGCGGTACGTCTCCGGCTCCGACAGGACGGTGGCACGCTCGCGGCGCTCCCCGGCCTGGCCGTGCCGGGCGAGGATCTCGGCCGCGCGCCGCTCGCGCTTCTCGTCCTCCTCCAGGTCCTGGATGCGGGCCTGGATCTGCTCGATCTCCGTGTCGGCCGTCTTCAGGGCGTCGCGCTTCTCGCTGAACGTCCCGGCCTCGGCGTCGGTCAGGTCCCGGTTCTCGGCCTTGGGTGCCGCGAGGATGGCGTCCATCTCGGACTTCAGCGCGGCCCGGGCCTCGAGCGCGCTCTGCATCTGCTTACGCAGGTAGGCGAGCATGGCTCGCTCCCTTCATGGGGTGATGGTTGGGTCGCGCCCGCGTGCCGTCGGGGTGGTGGCCCAGGTGGTGGCGCCGCGCGGGCATGCCGCAGGGCGCTCCGGCGTGGACTCCGGCGCGTCAGGTGATGCAGGCGAAAGGGCTCAGGCCAGCAGGTCGGCCTCAGCCAGGTACAGGGACAGCGGGTGCCGGGCGCCGAGCATGGCCGGAATCGCGGGCACCTCTTCGGCAGGTTCGGCCCCGGCGGGATCGTCGGGGTCCGGGTTGGGGATGCCGAGCAGACCGGCGAGGATCATCTGCGCCTCGTCGACCGCCTCGTCAGCCGACACGACCAGGCCGAGGACCTGGTAGATCTGGCCGATCGCCGTGGGCGACAGCGGGCCGTCCGCGCGCTGCAGCAGCGCCGAGCGGACCGCGCCGGCCACGTGGGAGCGCGCGAGGGCGGGCACCTGCAGCGCGCGCATCGCCCCGACCGAGGTGGCGGGGTTCGCCCCGAAATTGACCACGGACACGTCGCCGCGGTGGAGGTCGACCTCGGTGATGTCGCGCTGGTCGTAGTCCGGTGACCACTGCTGGCGGGTCACCCGGAACGCGAACGACATCTCATCCACGCTGCCCTCCTCGAGGGCCGCCAGCATGTCGGCGACATCGGAGCGCTTGGCGCTGACGTCGGCCTCCATGTGCAGACCGCTGGCATCCTCCGCCAGGCGCAGGCTGCCGGCCTTCGTGTACGCCATCGCCAGCCCGCCATGGTTCAGCAGCAGCTGCACCTGCGGGGTCTCAGCCAGCGTCTTGGCGAAGGCACCCCGGCGGATGACCTCGCTGTAGGCGCCCAGGTAGTCCCACATCTCGTAGGGCTGCTCGGTCACCGAGGCGTAACCCTGGATCGTGGACACGTTGCCGGCGCCCTTCTTGGCGCGCACCTCGAGCTGCACGGGGAACGCGCGCCGCTCGGTCCCGGACGTCTTGGCCCGGTCGCTCTTGACGCTCACAGCGCCCCTCCTGTCAGTCTCCGATCCGCACCGTCGGCGCGGCCTCCATCACCGGGTCGTCGCCCCACGCGGTGGGCGGCATGTCCTCCAGGTCGCGCACCTCGTTGGGCACCGCCCACCGGTTCTGCAGGGACAGTGCGTGCGCCTTGAACCGCGTCAGCAGGTCGGTGCGGGCCAGCGCCCCGCGGTTGATCTTCACGAACTGGGCGGGCGGCAGCAGCGACGAGAACATCCGCTCGGTGCGCACCAGCCACCGGTCCAGGGAGTACGTGAGCAGATCCAGGCTGCGCTGCTCAACGTTCGCGTAGGTCATCGACCCGCCCGTCTCATAGCCGAGGATCTCCGGCACGCCCGGCCCGTAGATCCGCGCGCACTCCGCGGCCGTGTACTTCTGCGTCTCCAAGAACTGCGACTCCTCCGGCGCGACCTGGATCGCCTGGAACTTCCAGCCCTGCCCCAGCACCACCGGCTCCCTGGTGCCGCGCAGCGCGGCCATGAACCGCTCCTTCGCCGTGCGCGCCTGCTCCGGCTTCAGGGCCTGCTCGTTCGTCAGCAGCCCCGACGGGTGCGCGCCGTCCTCGAACCACTGCCGACCAAACCGCGCAGCCGCGATACCCAGCCCGATCGTCGTGGCGTGGTGCTGCACCGGGGACAGGCCGAGCAGCCGCCCGGGCACCGTGTAGGCCCGCTGATGCCACATGTCCCCGGCGTCCGCCGCCTCGAGGATCTCACCGCACACACGCCACGTCGGCTGGCCCGTCTTGAGGTCGCGCCAGCCCTGCACCTCGTCCGGGTGGTACAGGACGATCTGCGTCGGGTTGCCCAGCCGGTCGCGCTCGGCGGTCTTGCCGTAGGTGTTGCCCCGCAGCAGCAGCGACATCATGTACTGGTACACCCAGTCGCCCAGCCCGTAGCCCTCGCCCGAGGGATCCTCCAGGATCCGCGGAGGCGCAACCTCCCGCCGGGAGGACCCCGTGCCCTCGTAGACGTCGACGGGCAAGGTCGCCACCAGGGACGCGATCAGGTCCACCGCCGACCAGACGGCCACCTTCTGCAGGCTCGCCTCGGTCTGCGCGAGGTTGACCCGGTCGAACGTCCAGGCGCTCGTCGGGCGCGGGATGGGCGGCTCGGGGAACGGGCCCCGTTGCTCACGCCGCGAGAAGAACAGGCTCACCGTCGCCTCCAGTCGGCCAGCAGGCAGAACGTGCCGGCGACCGCCAGACCAGCGGGCAGGTACACCATGCCGGCCGCCCAGGACACGAGCAGGGCCCCGGCGGCGCCGGGCAGGCGGGCGGCCGCCCAGCCGGCCGCGTCCGCCAGAGCGCCGAGCATCTTCGGCCAGGTCACGGTGCCTCCCTCACAGGATGTTGTCGAGCGGGTCCACGTCGTCCTCGACCTCGACGCCAAGACCCCACGCGGCCTCCGTCGCCGCCACCAGCGGGCTGATGTCCACGCCCACAGTCCGCCGCGCCCACGCCCACGCGTCACCGAGATCACGCTTCTGTGCGCCCGCCAGCGCGGACGCCAGCGGCGCCTCGTCGAAGTGGGTCAGGGACTGCGTCGCCACGGCGTCGTAGAACTGGCCGCAGGCCGCCGCCATCTCACGGGCCTTCGGCTTGACCACCTCGACGCCCAAGCCCTCGACGTCGTCCTCCAGAGCCGGGATCAGCGAGGCCGCCGGGCTGGCCGGGTCGATGACCCAGCAGCGCGGATCCCACTTCCCGTGCAGCTCCTTGGCGCGCTCCACGATCCAGCCCGCCCCCGGCCGGTGCTCGACCACCGCGACGTGCACGCCGCCACGCCACCGGAACGCCGCACAGATCGCCGCATGGCTGCGCTCCGGCGTCATGTCGATGGCGAACGCCACCGGCGCCGAGCGCTCCGCGTCAGCGACCGCCAGGGCCCGCCACACCTCCTCGCCGATGACCTGCCACGTGTCCGCCTCGTCGGACGGGTACTCGCCCACACCGAGCCGCTCACGGGCGTAGCCGGCCGCGCTGAGCGTGGCCCGCTCCCGCGCGACCTTCTCCAGTGTCAGCCGGTAGCCCACGCCCGGGTTGGACTTCAGCACCGCCTCGTCACTGTCGGCGTCGTCGTGCTTGTCGCAGTCCTGCGAGCACTCGTCCAGGTGCGGATCGGCCGACCACTCCATGTAGGCCAGCGACGGATCCTGGCTGCCCGCCTCGATCGCCGCCAGCGCCCGGCGCCGCAGACGCCCCAGCTGCACGGACGGGGCGCCGATGCCGGCACTGCCCAGGTACCAGATCTGCGGATCGTCGACGGCCGCCATCGTCGGCAGCAGCGCGTCCATCTCGTTGTCGCCGAGGATCATGTCCTCGTCCATCACGTTGCAGTGCCCGGTGAAGCCACGGCCGGAGCCCTTGGAGCGGGCGATGAACCGCAGCAGCTGCCCCGTGTGCAGCTCGATGCCTTCCTCGCCGACCGTCTGCCGGTACGTCTTCACACGCTTGTGCAGGTCAGGTGTCTGCCGGATCAGGCGCTCGATCCGCTTGAACGCGTTCTTCGCCGTCTTGAACTCGTGCGCACTGTGGAGGATCAGCTCCTCGCCGCCGATGAACAGGCCCCACAGCTCCCGGGCCTCGATGATCACGCCTTTGCCGTTCTGCCGCGGCACGTTGACCGCGACCTCGAACGACGCCCAACTGCCGTCCGCCTGCTCGCCCATGCCGACGCGCAGCACGTGCTGCTGCCACGGGTCCAGGTACAGGCCCGCCCGGGCCGCCAGGTCGATCGCCTCCTGGCCCGCGCTCGTCACCGACGGCGGCGCGACCTCGATCGGCGGCCGCTGCCAGCCGTAGACGCGGCCGTCATCCTCCGGCGGCCTGCTCGCGAGCAGCTGCTCGGCGCTTCGCTCGCTGCTCAGCAATGTCATCGACAGCGTCCCCCTTCGCCTCGACGGGAGCCAGACGGCGCAGGTCTGCCATCACGGCGCGTAGCTCGCGGCCCGCCACGGCACGAGCGGTCGCAGCGTCGGTGTCGTCGATGGACCGCGCCAGCGCAAGGGCTAGTTCGGCGAGGCCAGGCGCGGTATGGTGTCCACTCAGGTTCTCAACCTCGACGGTGATCGCGTCGGTCACGGCGCCCATGATCACCCGCCCTTCACGCAGAGTTACATCACTCAGAGTGACCGCCGCTAAATGGGTCGAACTCAGTTCGCGTGAAGTTGATCTTCAATCCGGGCCGCGCAAAAAATCGGGCGACAAGGGCGTTTGGGTCGCCCGGGAACTCCTCCAAGAATGGCCCGGCTCATGATCACCACTCCAGCACTCGGCCTGCTCGCGGGGTGTCTGCGGCCGCCCGCCGTGACCGGTACCAGCGTGTAGCGACCCGTCTCATCTCGGGGTCGCGCATGGCTTCGATGCGCTGCATGACGATGGTGCGGCCTGGGTCGACGGCCACGACCTTGGCACCGTGGCGCCGGTACCGGGCCAGCCACTTGGCGCTGGGCATGGTGTGGATCAGGTACACGTCGACCTCGTCGAGGTGCTTGAGAGCCTCGTCGATGGCCGCGTAACGGGCGCGCAGGGCGACCTTGCTGGCGATAGGAGCATGGTTCCACTGCGGCGCGCCCGGGCCGGTGAGTGCCAGGGTGATGCGGTCGAGGTCGATGACGATGTCGGTGGGCTTGGCGTGCGCGTCGATCCAGCTGGACTTGCCCGCGGCCGGGGGGCCGGTGATGACGTACAGCACCGTGTCACCACCTCCGTGAGGCGCGCTCCGGTCGTCGTGGCGTCGTCCGGTTGCCGCGGCTGCTGTTGCACCGCCGGTGTGCGGCGCGGGCGTTGGCCCGGTCGAGGAGGCTGCCGCCCTTGGACAGCGGGACCTGGTGGTCGAGGGTGAACGACAGTGGGTGCCGGGCGTCCAGGCCGTAGCCGATCTCGTGGCCGCACCACCAGCAGGGGAGGCGTTGGGCGCGGAGCCAGGCGCAGAGTCGGCGGTAGGGGCGCCCGTTGCGGGGGTTGCCAGCCACGGGCGCCTCCTGGTGTCTACGCCTTGGGGATGGCCCACTCGGTTGGCTGGCCGTTGCCGGGCTGGTACACCAGCCGCTCGGGCCGCTTGTTGCTGGGGACGGGGTAGGCGATGAGGCCGGCGGCGCAGCGGTCGGGGGTCAGTGTCTTCTCCATCGGGTACTCCGGCTTGGGCATGTCGCCTCCAGTGGAGCCGGTGGCCTTGATGGTGGTGCCGTCTTCGTAGGCAAGTGACCACGGGAGCTGGTCGACGCTGAAGTCGGTGCCGTTGATGTTGCAGACCTTGACCTTGGCGGTGGCCCAGATGTCGCCGCCCTGAAAGTCTTCCGGCTTGGCGGGCTGGGGGCCTTTGTAGGGCTGCTGGTACTCGATGGCCTGGACGGTGGCGTGTACGCCGGTTGCGGCGTCGTTGATGGTCTTCGTGGCGCCCATCTTGAGTACGCCGGTGGTGGCGCCGGTGGTGGCCTCTGTGCTGGGTGTGGCGGTGGCTGTCTGTGTGACGGTGACGCGTGGTGCGGGTTGGCCGCTGCTGCAGCCGGTGGTGAGGGCTGCGAGAGCGAGCAGGGCTGTGCAGGCGGTTGTGCGGGTGCGCATGGTCCCCCCAAGGACGGTGTGGCTGAGGGGGCATCATGGCGCCGCGCGGAGGCTGGGTGCGTGTGGTGTGGCCGTGTTGTGACGTGGGTCCGCCGCCTGGTCGCCCGCACACCCTGCGACCCGTGCCCTGTTGTCGCGGAGTGAGACCTCTCTGGTCTCATCGCCAGGCGGCGGACGGCTGGCACGACGAAGCCCCGGCCGGGGGGACCGGGCCGGGGCTTTGTCGTGTGTCTGTGGTGCCGGTTGAGGGCACAGTTGTTCACCGAGATCGTTACACCGTGCTGACCTGCGCGTCAAGCGGCGGTGCGGGCTGCTGCCGTTCAGCGTGGAGCGCGGCCACGTCTGAGAGGGCGTACCAGGGGTTGCGTGGCGTGCCGCCGGAGCGCTTGAGCCGGCCTCGGCGGACGAGTTGGCGGACGCTGCCCGGCTGGATGCCGAGCAGTGCGGCGGCCTCGCGTGTGGTGCACCGGTACGAAGGGGTGGCGTGCGACTCCATGGGGCCATGATGCGGCACGGATACGGCGGCGGGGGCGCTCACTTCGGGTCGGCAGGCGCCTCCTCCCTCACTGGGTGGATGATGCACGTAACCCCTTCTGGCCCCCGGACCACTCTCGCGATTTCGTCTGTCTCACCTGCGAGGACGTCGCCGGAAGGGGGTACCGCTGCCGGTGGGGGAGTGGCGGACGATTCGGACATCTGCCATGCGGACCACGCCCACGCGACCGGTACCGCGTAGATCAGGTACGGGGCCCGTTGGAGGATCGATCCGTAGAAGACGACCGCGAACAGGGAGCCCGCCAGGCGCCGGCCGGTGACGCCGAGCCGGACCAGGCCGGGCCGGTCGGCGTGGCTCGCTGCGGACAGCCAGTGCCCCCAGCCTTCGAGGAGCATCCACGTGCCGTAGCACATGCGGCGGCCCGCGTCGGCCGCGCGCGGGCTCACAGCAGCCCCGTTACGAGGTCGCCGAGCGTGGAGACGACCGGGGCGAGGATCAGGCCGGCGGCGCCGGCGACGCTCTTGGCCAGGCCGAGGCTGATCCCGGACAGGGTCGGGCGGACGAGGTCCCACCGCCACCCGCGGCGGGAGGCGACCGCGACGAGGACGACGGTGGCGAGCACGACGACGGCGTGCCCGCCGGGGGTGAGCGCCAGTTGGTGGGTGCGGGTGACGTCGGGGCTAGTGCTGCCGAAGCCGTACACGAGGCCGACTTCCCCGGCGTGGTTGGAGCCCCACAGGGACCAGTCGGCGGCGGCGCCGATGATGCCGCCCGCGGACAGGATGAGCAGGGTGCCGTACGCCAGGCACAGCAGGGTCGGGGCGAGGCGGCGCAGGGCCTTGAGGCTGAAGCGCTTCTTGGGGTGGTCGGCCCACCAGCGGGCCGCGTCCCACAGGAACAGGGAGAGGCCGACGACGACACCGCCGAGGGTGACGATGCCGTATGTGGGGATGTGGAGCGGGGTCATGCGGGTCCCTATCGGACGATGGCCACGGCGAGCGCGGCGAGGGTGACGATGAACGCGACGGTCCCGGTGACGCGGGGAACGTCGCGGGGGCTGACCAGGCACAGCCCGGCCAGCCCGCAGACAGCGCAGGCGGCGAAGAACGCGGGCAGCACGGCCCTACGTCCTCGCCGCGGCGAACCGGGCGCGCGCACGGGCGCGGATGGCCTCCGCGTGGGCGTGCAGCAGCTCGGCGGCGACGGCCTCCGCAGGCCGCTTGTGTGAGACGGCGATGAGCCGCAGGTCCTTCCCGAGTTGCTCGCTCGGGGGCAGGTTCAGGCCCTCGGGCCCGGGCCGCGCGCCGGTGCTCACCGGCCGCTCACCGGCCGGCTCATCCGGGGCGGCCGGCGCGGGTGCGGTGTCGGGCGTCTTCTCCAGGTCCCTGCGCGCGGTGTGACGGGAGATCCCCAGCTCAGCGGCGATCTCCGACGCGTTCTTGCCCGCGTCGGCGAGGTGGCGCACGAGGACCTGGCGCAGCTCACGGGACAGCTCAGTCACCGGGCACCCCCGAACCAGCGGCGGCGGCTGGACTGGCCGGCCGTGTCGCCGTCGCGGAGGACGCGTGCGCGGTGCCCGGCGCGCCGGCTGGCCGCCGCCTGCTCGTCGCGGGCCTGGCGGCGTGCGGCGCGCTCCTGGTCGCGGGTGGAGGCGTAGGGGCCCGGGGTGGTGGGGCGTTTGCCGAGGCCGAACATCAGCGGCCACCCCCGCGGATCCGGTCGGCGTCATCGGCCAGGCGCTCGAGGACATCGAGGTGCGTACGGGTCGCCGCGGCGAACGCACGCACCTGGTCGGGTTCCAGGGAGACGGCATCGCCGTCGATCTCGACCGTGACGAGGGGCAGCGGCTCGGGGGGCAGGGTGGCGTAGGGGCGGTGGGTGATCCAGGCGCGCAGGTACTCGAGGGTGCCGAGCCGGGTCTCGAAGGTCGCGAAGGTCTCGGGTCCGTTGTGCTCGATGTCGACCTTGAAGTTCGCGCGGTCGGCGCGGTGGCCGACGCACCACTCGGGTTCGTCGACTTCCAGGGCCTTGGTGACGAGGACGTTGACGGCGACGGTGCGGGGCAGGTGCTGCGTCATCGGGCGTCCACCGCCTCGGCGCCGAGGGAGCGCAGGAGGATGCGGAGGGACTCGGTGAGGGCGCCGTGGGCCTGGGCGACGGCGCCGGCGTCGCTGTAGGCGGGCTGCCCGTAGGTGGCGAGCATGCGCTGGGCGACGCGGATGGCGACGTCGAGGTCGGCGGGCTCGGTGGGGGTGATCAGCGCGCGTGCGGGCGCGCTACTGTGCTGGTGGTCCATGACGAGGTCCTGTCTCGTTCGTGGGCTGGAGGGTCGGGCGGTGCGATCGCCCCGGGTGCGCCAACACCTGGGAGCTGCTGTCCGGCCCTCGCTGTCTATTCGGTTGTGGCGTCCGGCTTGGGCGCCTTCTTGCGCTGGTCTCGCTTGATGGCCTGGTCGATGGCCTGCCAGCTCTTGCCGAGGGCGCGGGCGACCTCGGCGACGGAGCCGAGTTCCGCTACGCCATCGCGTAGGGCTTCGGCTCGTCGGGAGGCTGACTCGGAGGCGGCTTGGTTGAGCTGCGCCAACAGCTCGTCTTCGTCGCGGACCCGGTCGCGCCATGACTTGGGTTCCATCACCGCAACTCTACCCAACACCGGTGTTGGACTCAAGGTGTTCACGCCGACTCCGCGGCCTGAATCTCCCTCAACTGCAGCCAGGTCTCCGGCGGGTACACGCACCCGCACCACCGGCAGACGACCTCCGCCGTCCCCGCCGGCACCCGCAGGACGGCCCCGCACACGACACCGTCCTCGTACACGGCCGGGCAGTTCCCGAGCCTCAGCGATGGCTCCGGCGGGTTCACGATCGACGCGACGTCCCGTTCGAGGCCGCGGATCTCCTCGGCGAACGCGCCGGCCATCGGCCAGGCCGCGGCGATCCACTCCAGGTTGTGCTCCAGGGCGCGGGCGGCGACCGTGATGCGGCGGGCGGTGTCGCCCTCGATGGCGGGCTCGCCCCAGCCGCGGTCGGCCTGCATCGCTGAGCGCCAGTCCTCCAGGACGCCAACGATGCCGCCGGGACCGCGCAGGTTGAACACCGGCTCGGAGACCGGCAGCGGCGCCTCTGCGGGCCGGGTGCGGCCGAATTCGGGGCGGCGGCCGCCGGGGTGGAGGAACGCGGCGAGGGCCTCGTACAGGCGGGGCATGCGGTCGAGGCGCCGGGCGGTGCCGAGGATGCAGCCGGGGCACAGGTAGCCGTGCTCCAGCTGCCGCTCGCACAGGCCGCAGGAGGCGGTCACGCCGCTGCCCTTTCCTCGGCGGCCTTCAGCTTGGCCTCGGCGGCGCGCCGGGCCTTGCGGTCACGCCGCTCGTCGAGTAGGCCGCGGATGATCTCGGCGATGAGCATGGCGTACATGCCGAGGGTGAAGCCGATGGCGAGCAGCTGGAGTTCGTGTTCGGTCATGGTCGTGTCCCTTCGGGTTGGTCAGAATGGGGGTTCGTCGGGGCCGGCGCCCGGTGCCGCGGGCGGGGTGGTTGACCACCCGCCGCCCTGCTGCTGACCGTTGGCGGGCCGGGCGCTGGCCCACGGGTCACGTGATTCAGATGAATTACGTCCCTGCTGCTGTCCGCCGCCGCTCGGGTTCCTGGTGACCTTGGCGGTGGCCCGGGCGAGGCTCGGACCGACCTCGTCGACGTCGAGCTCGTACACGGTCCGCTTCACGCCCTCACGGTCCTCGTAGGACCGCTGCTTGAGGCGGCCTTGGACGATGACGCGCACGCCCTTGGCGAGGGACTCGGCGACGTTCTCGGCGGCCTGCCTCCACACCGAACAGGTGAGGAACAGGGCGTCGCAGTCCTTCCACTCGTTGGCCTGCTTGTCGTAGACGCGCGGGGTGGAGGCGATGCGGAACTTGGCGACCGCGGCGCCGGACGGGGTGAAGCGGAGTTCGGGGTCGTCGACGAGGTTGCCGACGACGGTGATCACGGTCTCGCCTGCCATGGCGGACTCCTTCTGTGGTGTGCTGGGTGGGAGGCCGGGCCCGATATCCGCGGGCCCGGCCGGTGTCGTGCGGGTCAGGCGTGGTCCTCGTAGATCGCGCCGCTGAGAACGTCCTCCGCCATGGACTTGATGACGTCCCGACGCGTGAGAGCGCCGTCCGCGGTGGGCGCGGGGTAGCCGGCGGGAAGGTCGCGTTCGACAGCGTCGACGATGTCGGTGACCTTGAAGGTGATGCCGGTGTGGGCTGAGAGGCCAGCGACCTGTTCCACTGCCTTCTCGGTACGGGAGATCAGGTCTGCCGCGAGAGCCTGCAGGTCCATGGTCAGTTCTCCTTGGTGGTGGGGTTTTCCTGGGATCCCAGGAAGTTCTTGGCGGCTTGGTTACGGAGCTTGGCGGCGTGGCGGGCGGCGAGGCCGCGCTGCCGGGCGACGGCGAATGCTGCGCGCCGGCGCTTGGCGTTCTCGGCACGGAACCGGGCGGCCTCGATCTTGGCGGCGACGATGTCGTCGACGTTCACGACGCCTCGGCCCAGTAGTCGTCGGGTTCTTCGAGCGGCGCGTCCCACAGTCCGGCGCCTTCGGGCGCTGGGGGTGGCGCTGCCTGGGACGTTGCTTGGCCCGAAGTGTGGGTTGCGCGCGTACCGGAAGCCTCTGACGAGCGATTTCCAAGATCGTTAAGGTCTCTTTCTTGGGGGGTTGGGGTTTGGAAACCAACACTTCGTGCCAAGGGAGAGCTCTCGGATTCGCTCTCTTGTTCGGCTGCTGCTTGCGCGTCAAACACCGCGACCACGAGCGCCTTCTCCGTGCCCAACTGCCATGGGTTGGTCGACGGGAAGCCGGTCTCCTCGGTCTCCTCGTCCTGCTGGCTGCGCAGACACGTGGTGAGGTCGAGCACCTCCATGTCCTCGAGCGCGCGTCGGGCCACGTGCCGGTTCAAGCCCGTGCGGCGGCGCACCTCGGACACAGTCAGCGCCTCTCCCTGCGCCAGGTGCCGCAGGATCATCAGCCTGGCCTGGGGCACGGTGTCGAGGGCGCACTTCCCGGCGAGCGCCAGGGCCTGGCCCCGGGGGACGCCGAGCGCCAGCAAGGACTTGGCGAGGGACACGATCTGCCCGGTGACGCGGGCGGGTTCCTCGATGACGGGGATGCCGTCGATCTCGCGCTTGCCGTAGGCGTGGCGTGGTACGGCGGCGCGGCCGAGGCAGGTGAGCATGGCGGCGTCCTCGAGCTGGTCGTACATGTTGTCGTCGAGGTCGACGTCTGGGACGACCCGGCGGGCGGCACGCACGAGCGCGGACGCCCGGCGCCGGGCTTCGGCCTGCAGTTCGGCAAGCCCCTCGATCTTCCGGCGCTTGCGGACGGTGGCCTTCTTGTGGTCGTTGTCCGTCTCGGGCAGGCGGCAGTACAGCCAGCGCGGACCGAGGGCGTCGGTGTGGGAGGAGAAGTTGTCGATGGCCGGGGTGACGGCAGCGAGCAGCGTGAGCCGGCCAGTCCATGTAAGCGGACGCGGGCTGTTGCCGACCTCGCGGACGACGTGCCCGTCGTAGGCGCGGCGCAGCAGGGCGAACAGGGTGTCGCGGCCGCCGCGGTCGGACGTGGCGAGGACCGTCGAGAAGTCGCTGATCGTGACGAACGCGCGGCTCGGGATGCGGGTGAGGATCCCGGCCGGCTTGGGGTTCTTGCCGGGCATCCAGGACAGCAGGGCGGGGCCGGTGATGTCGTCGACGTGCTCGTCGGCGATCTCGTCGAGTGCCTTCACGGCCTCGCTCTTTCCGCCGGAGGGCGGGCCGACGAGCATTCCCCATAGGGGTTCGCCGTCGAGGTCGGAGGAGACGGCGACGGCGAGGGCGAAGATGACGTGCCCGTGGTCGGACAGGTGCACGTACTTCTGCAGCTGCTCGAGGAAGTCCGCGAGGAGCGCGGCGGGGGACCCAGCGGGTGGGGCCTCTGGCTCGTCCTCGGCGGTCTCCTCGGACCCGGGCTGCTCGGGCTGGTCGTCCTCGTCGCGGGCGGTGGCCTGGCGTACGTCTTCCAGGACTTCCGCGGGAAGGGCTCGGGCGGCGGTGGTCGCTCCGTCGCGGCCGTGGGCGGCGCGGATGATGTCACGGGACGCCTCGGACTCGTCGCCGCCGTGGTGCAGTGCGGCAAACAACTGGCCGGGGGAGAGGACGTGGCCGATCGCGGACGCGATGATGCCGGGGAAGTTGTCGCTGCGGATGGTGACGGCGGCGCCTTCCTTGTGGACGGCGATGCCGTCCCGGGAGCAGGTCTCGTCCCAGCCGGGCCGGTTCCAGCGCTGGCAGCCACTGCCGCAGTAGGAGCAGGTGCCCGGATATTGCTCGGCGTAGGTGGCGCCGGCATGCATGAGGATCTCGCCGCAGCATGCGTGATCGCCGAGGATCTCCATCGGGCCGCGCCCGCCCGCCGGGCCCGGGCGAGACGCCTTGGAGCGGGGTGCGGACGGCTTGGGTGCCGTGCGCTTCTTCGGCTTCGGCTTCAGGTCCGCGGCCAGCTTCCGGATGTCGTCGAGGCTGTAGCGGATGCCGGTGTCCTCGACGACCTGGCAGAGCGTGGGAGTGCGGCCGGGCTTCCGGTTGACGGTGCCGGGCAGGCGCAGCACCCGCGCCAGATCCTTGACCCCGGTGCCGTAGCCGAGGCCCATCGTCTTCGCGCCGGCATGCAGGATGTTCTGCCAGTCCCCGGCGAGCCCGTCAGCCTCGTCGAAGCCGATGTCCTGGCCGATGACGAGCGGCTGCTCGAACTCCCACCAGGCGTACAGGCCGCCGCCGGAGTTCTCCACGCGGGTCGGCTCGGGGAGCTTCGCGAACCGCGGGATGTCGCGGGCCTCGTCGGCGTCGGCGGGTAGGCCGGTCGCCTTGTGGAGGTCGTTGCCGAAGTCGATGTCGGACCACATGCCGACGATCGCGCGGGAGTCGCGGGCGCTGCCGCGCGTGCCGGCGGGGAAGCGGCTGGTGACGGTGGTGACGCGGCAGTAGATGCCCTCGGCTCCGGCGCGGTCCTGCTCGAGGGCCCAGGCGACGGCGCGGTCGAGGTCGTCGGTCTGGATCCCGGTCCAGTTCCCTTTGGAGCAGAGGGAGACGAGGCCCGGCGCCTCGAAGCGGGAGGCGAGCCATGCCCGGATGATGTCCGGGTCTGCGGCCAGTGGCCCGGTGGTGGTGTTCACGAACGTGGTCTTCCGTTTCCCGTGGTGCCGATGGTGTTCGTGAGGGCGCGGCGCTACCCGTTGGCGGCGCCGCGCTCGCGTCACCGGGTGGGCTGGAGCTTGGCCTTGTCGCGGGCGGCGTTGAGCTGCTGCATGGAGACGGTGTCGCCGCCGCGGTCGGGGTGGAGGACGGGGACGAGCGCCTTGTACGCCTTGTCGCCGAGGGTCTTGCCGAGCGCGCGGTACATGGAGTCGGCCCAGGTGTCCGGGTTGCGCTCGGCGCGCGGCGGCGGACTGCTGTAGCGACGTTCCGAGCCGGGCTGATGCGTGGTCTGGACGGTGAAGCCGGCCATGCGCAGGCTCGACTTGAGGGAGTCGACGGCGTGCAGCTCGACGATCCAGCACTTCTCGCCCTTGTCCCACCGGCGCCAGGTGCGGGGCAGGTCCTTGATGACGTCCTTCGCCTCGAACGGGCTGTGGACCTTGGCGTCGAACCTGCCGACCTGGATGTGGACGGTGCCTGTCACCTGCGCCCTCCCACCAGCTGGGCGACGGTGGCCACGATGTCGGTGTGGTGCCGGTCGCAGGCCGGGAAGTCGTACCGCAGGTTGGGCCCGGAGAAGGTGCTGACGACGTACTTCGCCGTGGCCGGGCAGCCGGGGCACCGGTAGTCGCGCTGGTTGTGCGGGGAGTTGGGTCCGTCGGGGCAGTCGCACCAGGTGCACTGCTGGCCGTTGGCGGCGGTGATGGCGACCGGGACGGTGCCGGGATCTGCGGCGGCGTCGCGTGCGGTGGCGAGGGTCTGGTCGGACAGGAACGTGTCGTGCGGGGTGCGCGTCATCGGTGGTCTCCGTCCTCGTCGAGGGCGGGACCGCGGCGGGCCCGGTGCAGGGCCTCCTCCTCGGTGAGCCCGTCCGTGCTGAACAGGTCGTCGTAGGCGTTGCCGCCGGTCGGCGTCCCGTCCAGGTTCACGGTCGGGATCTGCTTGAGCTTGTCGCCCCAGACCTGCCATATCGCGTGCCCGAACGCGGGCAGCGCGTTGTCCATGAACTCCTTGCCCCACGGCGAGCAGGACAGCAGCAGCGGCAGCCGGTCCTTCGAGATCAGCCAGTCCCCAGCCGAAGACCAGCGGCGTCCGCCGGCGTCGGGCCGAGCTTCGGGGTCGTCCATGACGAGGTCGAGGCGGAGGTCGACGTAGTCGAGGAGGCATTCCCAGCCGAGTCGGCCGTCGCCGCGTTCCTCGTCGTGGTCACGCTGGTCGCGGACGGCGAAGTCGTTCTCCAGCTGGGCCCACTTGTGGGCCTTGGGCAGGGGCCAGCCGAGGGCTTCGGCGACGTCGGACAGCAGGAGGTACTCGTCCTTCTCGGTGACGTACACGATCGGCGCTTCACCGAACCCGGCGAGGTCGACGATGACCTCGGTGTGCATCGGCGCGAACAGGGTGACCTTGGAGACGCGTTCGATAGCGGCGACGACGCGGGCGGTCTGCTCTTCGGGCCCGTCGTTGCACAGGAGGGCATCGTGTCGGGCGACGACCTTGGCCGCGAACGGGTGGTGGATGGAGAAGGTCATGCTGCACCCCTGGCTTCGGGCTGGTGGAAAGCGCTCCTGATCACCGCGCGCTGCTCGGCCGAGAACGGGGGCGCGGCATCGACGATCGCGTCGACCCTGGCCCAGTAGGCGGCATCGCGGGCCGGGTCGGTGAACCGGACGGGACGGTCGGGGCGGGCCGGGCGGCCAGGGGTCACGGGCAGACCGTGACCCTCAGCCGCCGCGGTGTTCGTCGGGGCGGTCACGCCTGTGCCCCGTCCTGCCGCACCCCGGCGGCGCAGCGGCACCCCGTGATGGTGGAGATGCTGCCGCCCGTGCAGCGCTTTGTGCCGTGCCAGTTGTGCTCGCACTGGAGGCAGAGGTCGGGGTGCGTCTCCTCGGCGGCGGGCTGCGTCTCGGCGGCGTACATGTCGACGACCGTGCGCAGCGCCTGCCAGACACCGGCCTTGCTGCTGCTCTTGCCCACCGCCGTGTCCAGGGCGTCCAGCACCAGCGCGAACGCCGCCGCCGATATCTCCTCGTCGGTGACCTCGACCGCGGGCACGGTGTCGCCGCCCAGGAGCAGGGCGAGCCGGCGGCGGGTGGCCTTCAGCCGGATCAGGTGGGTGGTCGTGTCCGCGACCAGCTCGTCGGTCTGGGCGAGGTTGAGGTCGGGCCAGGTGCCGTCGGCTTGGAAGAGGAGCTTCGGCTCGTCGTCGCCCCACTGGACGACCTGGAACTCCATGAGCCCGCCGTCCGGGCGGGTGTAGGTGCCGCGCATCGCGTGGGCGGCCCCGGCGTGCCGACGGTCGACGCCGTGGTCCGCGGCGGGCTCCCCGCACCAGGTGAAGCCGTCGGGGCAGGCGGGCCGCTCCGGGATTGCGGCCTGGCAAGTGGGGGTGCGCATGGCGTTCAGCTGGGCGATGACGTCAGCGCTGATCTGCGCGGCCAGCTCCGGCGTGAACCGGTCGGGGACGGCCTTCTGCAGGGCCACGCGGACCGCGTCCGGGGTGGCCGCAATGGCCTTGTCGAGGTCCACGAGGTTGGCCTCGGGGGCGGTCACGGGGGTGGTGGTCGTCATGCCGTCACCCCCGTCTGCGCCTGCACGCGCTCCTGGCGGGCCTTGGCGGCGCACATGTCGACGAGTTCCCGCAGCGCACCGCGGGTCATCTCCGCGTTCTCCGACACGGCGAACATGGCTTCGATCGCGTCCCACACTCGGGGGAATGCCTCGCGCGCCTTGTCCCTGCGGGTCTCGTTCGGGTTGCGCTGATCGGCCGTGTCTGGCGACGACGCTGTCGCCGTGGTTACGGTGGTCATTGAGACGTCTCTTTCCGGCGGCGGCACTGATGGGGTGGCTAGACCCCGGGTGCCGCCGTCTTGCTGGTTAGTGCTGGTTGGTGAGGGCGTTCTCGTCAGACGGGGCTGGGTGGCTAGACCTGGCCCCGTCGCTGTTCTCCGGAACGACGGCCGGCGCCTGGCGCTCGATGAGTTCGTCGACGCTCAGCCCGTAGGCCGTTGACAGCACGAGCAGGGTGTCCGCGGCGGGCCTCGCGATGCCGCGGCGGAGCCGCGACAGCGTGGACTGGGCGACTCCCGTGCGCTTCCAGATGGCGTAGCTCGTGTGATCGCCCTTCGCTGCCGCCGCTGAGCGCAGCCGCTCGACACGAAGGCGGTAGTCGGACATGGGTATCTCCTTGCCTCGGCAGGTAGTACCTGCCGATGCAGGGAACTTACGCCTCTACTGCCCCTGTCGCAAGTAGCTGCCTGCCTCGGTAGCTAAGATGGTCTTGCTGCCGGGGTAGGCGCACTCTTACTTGCGCGCTAGCATGTACGGCATGCCTGACCACGACGAACTGAGGGCAGAGCAGTTTGCTGCTTATGTCCGCGAAGCTGCTCGCCGGGCCGGCTACGACATCGACTCGCCGCGCGGCGGAGGCAAGACTGCCCTAGCCCGCGATACAGGGATGTCCCCGTCCTCGGTGGGGCGCATGATTGCCGGTAAGGCGATGCCAGACCCTGCCTACTTTGAGTCACTCGCGGCAGCGCTGCGGGTTCCACTTTCCGAACTGCTGGTGCTTTCAGGTCTTATCTCTCGGGACGTGTTCACAGAGCAGCAGCCTCCGCGATCGTTGTCGCCCCGGGAGGCTGCTGCCGAACTGGGGATCAAAGAGCCAGCGAAGGTGGAGCTTTTTGAGACGATGGTGCGCGCCTTGCTGACAGACCAGAACATCCGTCCGGAGAGCCAGCAAGAAGATGGAGAAGTCGCGTGAGTCGAGGTCGGCATCGAGCGCCGCGGGGGACGTACCGGATTCGCTCATCCTGTCTTCCGGATGGGATGCAGCACATATCCAAGGTTGCGTTCATGGGCGCAGTGCCTACGGCCCTGTTTTTTGTTGCGATGATGTTGAGTCAAGTGCAAATGGGCAAATCTATCGGTGACCTACAGACCATGCTACTTGCTGGGGTGCTCACGACTCTTCAGCCAGTAACGATCGGGATTGCATTGCGCCGGTACAAGAAAGCAGCCCTCCAGGACCTGGCGGCCCGGCGAGCCGATGAGTGGCTCATATTCGTCCGAGAGGGCCAGATTGCCCAGTTGCGCGGGTGTGAAATTTTCCTTCAGCGCAACATAGCTCATTTGATAGCCCAGTTCGAAGTGGAGAAGCAGGCACTTGAAGACGTGCGCAGAGAACGCGAGGCGTTCTCTATGCGAGCAGCGCTCCTTGAATACGAGATAGTTCAGTTGGGTCATCAATTCGAAGTCGAGAAGGCTGAGTTGAAGGAGATCCGCGAGGAACGCGAGACGGAGCTAAGGACGCTTGGATTCTTGCAGGCAATTAGGCAGGGAGCGGCGCTCAAGGAGTACGTTGACAAGCCCCGGAACCGACTGCGCGTGGTGTCTGACAATTAAGGCTGATTGACAAAAGACAAGCCGCGCCACAGCGCAGTTGATCAGAGTTGCTTGCCCCGTATCCACTGAAACACGACGGCGTCGTAGTCGAAGTACCCGCCGTCCGGCATGCGCCCCGGCCGCGGCACCATCAACGTCACCGTGAGCGCCGCCCGCAGCACGTTGCGCTGCCGCTCCAACCCCAGCGCCTTCCACGCCTTCCGCACATCCGGCGCCCCCACCAAGTCGACGAGCGGATCCCGCGTCGCCGCACGCGCCAGCTGCTGCGTCACACCCTCCAACTGCCCGCGGGCCGTCTCCATCCCCTCCGTGAACGGCCCCAGCTCCAACTGCCCCGCACCGAACAGTCCCGCAAGATCCGTCATCCGCCGGCGGATCTGCTCGCTCTCCGCCTGCAACCCGGCCACGTCCACATCGTCCGGGCCGGGCAGCAGCAGGTCCTCCGCGTCATCCCGTGACAGCCGCTCCACGATGGTGTCCTCGACGTACTGGTCGACGATCTCGGCGCGCCGGCCGCCACCGTGGCCGGTCGGGCACCGGTACGACGGGTACTGGCGGCCGCCGGACTGGGTGACCGTCATGCCCGTGCCGCAGCCGCTGCGGCCGCAGAGGAACAGCATCGACCCGAGCCACTTCGGCTGCGCGCCCACGTTCGTCTTCCGGCCCGGGTCCGACAGGATCGCCACAACGGCCCTGAACTTCTCCTCCGGGACCAGCGGCTCCCACTGCCCGCGCCCGACCTCGGCGCCCTTGTAGATGGCGATGCCGGCGTTCCTGGGCCGCAGCAGCATGTCCCGGGCGTCGGTGGTGCTGATCGGGTTGCCGCGGGTGGTGGTGTAGCCCTTCTCGGCGAGCCACTTCGTGAACCCGCGGATTGAGCCCCCGGACAGCAGGAGATCGGTGCCGTACTCGATCGCGGCGGCCTCCTCGGGCACGGCCTTGGTGGTGTCGTAGACGGACTCCTCGCGCTCCTCGCCCGTCTTCCGGTCCACGACCGTGCGCGTCTCCCCGGTGAGGACACCCCAGCCGAAGGGGCGGATCCCGCCGCCCCACTCTCCGGCCATCGCCTTCTGCTGGCGGGCGCGCGCCACCCTGTGCCCCTTGTGCTCGGACTCCTGGCGGGCCACGGCGCCGAGGATCCGCGCGGTCATCCGCCCGGACGGCGTCGCGAGGTCGATCGTCCCAGCCTGCACCGTGTGCGTGGCGATGCCGCAGCGCTCGGAGACGTCGATGTACTCCTCCAGCTCGGTCGGGGACCGGTGCAGCCGGTCGGTATGCCAGGCGATCACGACGGTCGCCAGGCCGTTCCTGAGGTCGTCGAGCATCTTCCGGTAGCCGGGGCGCTTCTTCCCGGAGTAGGCGCTGATGTCGTTGTCGACGTACACCTCGACGACCTGCCAGCCGTTACGTTCCGCGAGGGCCTCGCAGTCCTGACGCTGCCGCTCGACCCCGAGGCCGGCCCCGGTGCGGTCCTGGCTGATACGGCAGTAGATGACGGCGCGCGTCCGGGATTCCCCCGTTGGAGTGGATTTCATGCCCTGAGTGTGGCTCAC